CGCGCTCGGCGCGGGCGCAGTCGTCACACAGCGTCATGCGGCCTCCCACAGCGTTTTCTGCCCGCGCAGCAGTTCCGCCGTATCGACGCGCGGCCTGCTCGGGACGTTCCAATTGCCGCCACCACGCAACCCGACGTTGCGCCAACCCGCCCCGCGCAGCGACGCCCCGCCCTCGGCCGGCAGCGTGTACGTGATGAGCCGGCGATAGCCAAGCGCCTTCGCGGCCCGCCACGCGGCCCCGTAGAGCAGCGAGCAGGCGTTCCGCGTGCCGTCGGTGACGCAGCGGTTGACTTCCAGCGTCATGCCGTCGTCCAGATGCCGCGCGACAGGACGGCCGACAATCGCCGCGCCGACGATCTTGTCGCCGTCAGCTGCGCCGATGCTGAACTTGTGGCCGACGACGGGCGCGTGATGGCGGTGCAGCGTCGCCACTAGCGCATTCGCCTCGTCCAACGTGAGCGGAACGACTTGCAGCATCATTGCCACGGCACCCGCTTGACCGACTTCGCCAGCAGCGCGCGAATGCGCTGCATCTGCTCCGCGCCCGCGCGTATCTCCGCGTCGCTGCGCTTGGGCACCGGCAGCGCGCGGCGGTGTTCGGGCCGCACCTGCTGGTCGCGGCACAACGCCACCATCTCGGGCAGCGTCGGCGGCCACATCGACTCGCGCTCGGGCATCGCTTGCACCGCAGCCGTCAGCGTCGGCACGTCGAACTTGCCAAGCGTCTGCGCCCACACCGGCACCAGCTTGTCGATGCCCACGTCGCCCCACATCGACGCGACTTTCTGCGAGCCGTAGACCTCGGCGAACCGCTCAAACAGCCGACGAACCCAAGCGTCGGGGAGCGGTTGGTGCTGCGGTTGATTCGACATCGATGACCTCTGCGCTGTTTGCGGGTTCGCCTCGGAGACTCGCCATGAATGCGGCGGCACGGTTGCCCGGCGGCGCACCCGACTTAGGCGTCAGCCACTCGGCCCGGAACCCCGTCCAACCTCGCGAGCAACTTTCAGCCAACGCCGCATGCAGCGTCATGCCCGCCTTCCTCGCCTCGCGCTCGATGCCGTCCAGGGCCGTCGCCGTCACCGCTGCCCGCTTCGCCCTACGCAACTGCAACCAGTCCGCCCACACCTGAGCGCCGACACCTTCCGGCCTCGCGGGCGTGTTCTCTTTCTGACGGTTCCTTGACGGTTCCTTGACGGTTAGAGTCCGCGTGGCGGACTGGTCCCGTCCGTCTGGCGGACTGGTCACGTCCGCGTGGCGGACCGGTTCTGGTGGCGGACCGGTACGCGTGGCGGACTGGTTGGACAGGGTTAGACGGTACGTCGTGTGCCGCCCGTTGGAGCGATCCGCGACGATCAAGCCGTCGTCCTCCAACCCCTTAATCGCGTCGATGATGGCGGTGCGACCGAGGCACGTCCGCTCGCACATCGTGTTAATCGACGGCCAGCATTCGCCCTCGTCGTTCGCGTTGTCAGCCATCGACACCAAGACCGCTTTCTTGCTCGGCGACATGCGGAGGGGCCATGCGAGGGCCATCAGACGCGTGCTCATGCGTTGCGCAACAGGTACCGATACGTCCCGTCTTTCAGACGCTCGGTCTTGATGTCGTGCCCAAAATCGCGCAAGTCCGCGATCCGTGCCGACGGACGCCCAGCTGCGAACCGCTCCGCGATCTCCTGCGGCGTCAGCGGCCCCTTTTGCAGCGCGGCGAGAATCTGCGCGTTCTGCGACTTCGTGCGCGGTGTCACGCCGAGAGCCTTCTTCGCCTTCGCTACGGCCGCGTACGCGCGCTCCGAGCCCTTTCTTGCCCGCGACAGCGTGTCGGACATCTCGGATGTCTTGCGCAGTCGCTCGACCTCGTCGCGCTGCGTCTTGCTGTGGACCGTGCGCGGCAGCAACGCCATTCGGGCGTGCCATTCGCGTTGATCGCGCGACATGCCGGCGCGAGCGCGCGGGCCGTGGGCGTTGACGCCGTATTCGGAGGGGAGCGTGTCGCTCATGCCGCCTCGCGTGGCTTGTCGACCTCCGGGCACCCGAGCGCCCGCAGTTGCCACAAACGGCCCTCGGGGATCTCGTCCTCGGTCCACTGCGAGACCGCCGACACGGTGACGCCTAACCGCTTGGCAAGCTCGGAAGCCGAGCCCCCCGCCCACGCGATTGCGGCCGATTTGCTGATGGTTGGAATCTGTGACATGGCCCCAACGTTAGCATGCTGAAAGCTATACGGTCAAGCGTGCTGCAGAGGGAATTAAGGATGCTTGACGTTGCCCGCCGTTGAGATTAAGATTACTTCGTGCCGCATGTCGCGGCCAACGGAGGACACATGAAACGCTTCCTGATCGCCGCGTCGCTCGCGCTTACCGCGACGGCTGCCTACGCACAGTGCGTGACCAACACGTACATCATCAACGGCCGGATGACGGTTTGCACCGTCTGCTGCACCGGCGGGCACTGCACGACGACGTGCCTGTGAGCGCCGCATGAGCGCCATTTACGGACTTCCCGAGGCTCCCTTAGCCGACGCGTACGCGTACACAGCCCGCGCCGTCAACCGCGAACTGCGCCGCGAGGCGTACGTCGGGCCGCGCATCAAAGAGTTGGTCGGCGCGCTCACCGGGCCCGTGCGTCGGCCGCATCGCGTTGAGCCGGGGCCCTGGTGCCCGATGGGCACGCGGGCGCACGACGTGATTGCCGACTGGAGCTACTACTTGCAAGAGCGGTGCGACGTGCACGACGTGCTGTGCGTGCTGTTGTGCTGTGACGCCGGGACTCATGCCGAACTTGCGGAGCAATACGCGGTAGCGAAGGCGGCCGCGGAAGCGAAGGGGGTGGAGTGATGGGCGCCACCGCTTACCACTTCGTCGGCGAGACGTTGCGCGACGGTCGGCCAATCCCGGCCGACGGCGAATGGCTAACGCATGACGGCCCCGTCGTGATCTGCGAGCACGGTCTGCACGCGAGTCGTCGACCGTGGCACGCTTTGCGGTACGCGCCTGGAAACACCTTATGCCTAGTCGAGTGCGACGGCATCGTCACCGAGCACGACGACAAACTTGTTTGCGTGCAGCGGCGCATCCTCAAGCGCATCGACGCCGAGCCACTGCTGCGTGAATTTGCCCGCGCCGAAGCGCGTCGCGTCGCGCATTTGTGGAGCGCGCCGGATGCCGTGCGGCAATACTTGGAGACGGGCGACGAGTCTTTAAGGGCCGCCGCGAGGGCCGCCGCGAGGGCCGCCGCGTGGGACGCCGCGAGGGCCGCCGCGTGGGACGCCGCGTGGGACGCCGCGAGGGACGCCGCGAGGGACGCCGCGTGGGACGCCGCGTGGGACGCCGCGAGGGACGCCGCGAGGGACGCCGCGTGGGGCGCCGCGTGGGCCGCCGCGAGGGCCGCCGCGAGTGACGCCGCAGGCGAACGCTTTGACGACATGATCCGCGAAGCGTTCGCGGAAGCGAAGGGGGTGGAGTGATGGGCAAGTATCGAAACGACGGCGCAAACGCTTTTCCCTCGCAGTATTCGCTTCATCCGCACGGCATGACGCTGCGCGATTACTTCGCGGCGGCGTCCGTGCCGATGATCGCGGCGACTATCTCGTTCGCTATGAACAACCCCGGATCCATCTCCGGGAGCGCCGTCATCAACGAGCAACTTATCGCGCAGATGGCCTACGCCTACGCCGACGCCATGCTCGCGGAGCGTGCCAAATGAGCGCGCACTTTAACGATCCAGCAGACATGACGAGCGCAGTCGAGCGCCGCACGCATCGCCCCTACGTGCCGCATCAGCAGAACTGGCGCGAGGCCAACGATTTGGGCGACGACGACGCGCTGCGGGCTGCGCGCGGCATCTGGAACGGGCTGTGCATCGGCGGGGCGCTCTGGGCGCTGCTAGCGGTGTGCGCGTGGGGGCTGTCGATGCTGTGGGCGGCGTGATGGACGACGATTCGATTCGCTGGCACGCGGAAGTCGGTCAGCAGGAGGAACAAGAGATGGACAGCATCGACAAACTGAGCGCCGCAATGGCGAAGGCGTTCCCGGCCATCGAGGGCGCGGTCAAAGGCAAGGTGAACCCCGCCTTCCGAAGCAAGTACGCGGACCTTTCGGCGGTAATCGACGCCATCAAGCCGCACCTTGTCGAGCACGGACTGTGGTTCGTGCAGCGCACGCACCCGGTGGACGGCGGCGTGGGCGTGGAGACGGTGATCCTGCACGCGAGCGGGCAGTCCATGTCGTGCGGCGTGCTTCGGCTGCCGGCGGCGAAGCAGGACGCGCAGGGCTACGGCAGCGCGCTTACCTACGCGCGTCGGTATTCGCTGATGGCGGCGTTCGGCGTGCCGGCCGAGGACGACGACGGGAATGCGGCAACGGGGCGCCAGCAGGCGCGCGAAGCCAGCCCGCAACTGCCGGTGCCGCCTGAGCGGTACGCGGCCATCGCAATGGCGGCGGGCGCTGCGGTGGCGAAGTTTGAGGCTGGCAACGAATGGGGCGCTTACGAAGAAGTGCTTGGCATCGAGGACGAGCCCGAGAAGCTGCTGCTGTGGTCGATGCTTAAGCCTCACAGCAAGTTGCGGACGTACCTTAAAGAAGCCGCCGCCGCCGAACGCGCGAAAGCAACTGCGGGGGCTTCGTGACCCGCTTTTTCGTCCTCTCCGCCGACCCGTTCTACCGCGCCTGCATGGCCCACATCGACGCGACGTGGCGGCAGGCTGCGCGCGACGGCAAGCCGCTGCGAGTGCGCGTTGGCACGGCGAAGGCGCGCACGCTGGAGCAGAACGCGCGCTTTCATGCGCTGTGCGACGACCTCGCGCAGTCGGGGCTGCCGTGGGCCGGCAAGCCGCGCACGGCGGACGCCTGGAAAGTGCTGCTGGTAAGCGGCCACGCGCAGGCGACGAAGGCGGGCGCGGAAATGGTGCCGGGACTGGAGGGCGAGTTTGTCAACGTCCGCGAGTCCACGGCGAGCATGAGTGCGACGCGCCTGTCGTCGCTGATCGAGTATGCGGAGGCGTTCTGCGCCGCGCACAACATCACTACGGAGGCGGCATGACGCTATCCCCCCGCGAATACGAATGCGCGATGCTTGTCGCGCAGGGGCATACGAACGAAGAGATTTCGGCGCAGCTTGGCATCGCGCTCGGCACCGTGCGCGTGTACATCTCGGCCGCGCTCGACAAAACGGGGGCGCGAAATCGGGTGGAATTGGCGGTTATGGCTGTGCGCGGGGAGTTGCGCACACGCGTGAAGGAGGCGGCATGAGCAAACAGCAAGAAGCGGCCGAGCGCGACACTATCGCGCTGCCGCGCGCACTGATCGAGCGCGCACTGACCGAGCACGTCGAGCCGGTGATCGACTGCTATTCGCCCGACTGCGGCGACCCGGGCTGCGAAGACTGTACGCGTGTGCTGCGGCCGGCGATTTTGCTGCGGGATGCCCTGCGCGCCGCCCTCGCGGCCGAGCAACCGCAGCCGGTGGCGTGGGCGGTCGCTTTTAACGGTCGCGCCGACATCGACTACGCGTATCGCTTTCGCGATGGTGCAGAGAGTGCGGCCGACTACTTGCGTGCTCACAAGGCCGAGTTCGGTCCGTTCACGGTTGTGCCGCTGTACGCCGCCCCGCCCCCGCCCGCCCCAGCGCCGACGGACGCGATTACGGACGCTGTGATGACGCTCGTCAGCGATAAGTTCAAGGCACGCGCGTTCATGAGCCGCGACGAAATGCGCGACGCCATCGACGCCGCGCTCGCGGCACGGGATGGAAAGTGATGGTTGCGATTACCGACATCAACGGCGCTGTCGACGCAGCGGCGAAAGCACGAAACATTAACCCGGCTTAGGAGGCCGACATGAGCAACGTCATCATCAACGGTATCGAGTACATTCCCGCCAAACCGGCCGCCGGCACGCGCGCTGTCGTCGTCGTGGATCGCGGCTGGATCTTCGCGGGCGACGTGACCCGCGAGAACGGGCGCATCCGCATTAGCCGTGCCCTCCATGTGTTCCGTTGGGAGTCGATCGGGTTCGCCGGGATGGTCGAAACGGCGAAGGCGGACCTGCGGCCAATCGCAGACGTTGACCTGCCGGAAGGCGCGGAAATCTTCTGCGTGCCCGTCGCGGACGATTGGGGGTTGTAATGGGAGCGCTGATGCGTCCGGTCGGCTACGGCTACGGCTACGGCGACGGCTACGGCGACGGCAACGGCTACGGCTACGGCAACGGCTACGGCTACGGCGACGGCAACGGCTACGGCGACGGCAACGGCTACGGCAACGGCTACGGCTACGGCAACGGCTACGGCAACGGCGACGGCAACGGCTACGGCTACGGCAACGGCTACGGCAACGGCAACGTCTCGCTTGCGCGCACAGGACGTCGGCGATGAGCAGCGGCGAAAGCGAGGCAGGGATGAGCGACGACGATTTTCAACCGCCCAAGGAGGGCACAGACGATGGACAACCAGCACAGGCAGATCAAGGGCTACCGCGAACTCTCGCAGGCCGAGATCGACGCGATGAACGAGATCAAGACGATGGGCGCGCAGATTGGCGCGCTGGTGGAGAGGTTGCGGGCGCAGGAGGGGCTCGACCAGCGGTGGGTAAGCGTCGGCGCGACGGACTTGCAGAAGGGGCTGATGGCCCTGACGCGCGGCGTGGCGCAACCGACGTTCTTCTGACCGAGGAACGGCTCCGCGAAATGCGACAAGCGGCACGGCTCAGCCCCGAGGCGGACCACACCGTCTGGTGGCTGCTGCTGTGTCGCGCAGTCGAGCGCGCGGCGCGGGCTGCGGCACTGCGCGAGGCGGTGGACATCGCAGCCCCGGAGCGGGTGGCGTTTAGCGACGACGAGTGCCGCGTGCGGTGCGAGATTGCCAACGAATTGCGCGCACGCGCGGAGGGGCAGGGCAATGGATGACGACGCGATCAAGCGGCTGCGCGAGTTGGCCGAGCGGGCGACGCCGGGGCCGTGGGAGTTGGATGGCAAGGGTCTGTGGGCGCACCCGAAAGGTGCCGGCTGGGCGTGTGTCGTCGTGCCGAATTACGAGTACGAAACGGGCGTCACGCTGAAGTACGAGGACCGGGATGCAGACTACATCGCCGCCGCTTCACCCGATGTCGTGACGGCGCTGCTCGACGAACTGGAGAGGCTGCGCGAAGTCGATCGCCGCTGCGGCAAGGACAATTGCATGGGCCAAGACATCGACGGCATCGCTCGGTGGGTGCGGGCATCTTGCCTTGCCGCCGCCGAGCGCGAGCGCGACGCCGCGATGGCGCTGCTGCGGCAATGGGACGCGCTGATCGCGCACCAGTACACCGGCTTGCGCGCCGCAATGGACGCGATGCACCAATGCGCGCAGGCGACTCGCGCGCTGCTCGGCGACGGCGGGGAGGGGTGATGGCGCACCAGAACCGCCGGCCGACGGCCGCGCTCGCGCTGCTGCTGGTTGCGCTCTACGGCTGCGGCGACGCGGGGACGAACGAACCGGCGCCGCCACCGCCTCAGGAGCGGCCGACACGCCCGCCCGCACCGCCGAGCCCACCGTATATCTGCACAAGCGTCGTCGACGGGCACAAGGTCACAGTCGGGTGCGACGGCGGGGAGGCGGGGCGATGACGTGGCCCGCCGAGCTACTGTCGCCCGCAGAGGTCGCGGCGCCATGACTGACGCACTGCCGCCGCTGCCCCTGCCGGATCGCATAGAGCCGGTTGAATTCGGCTGCGACGGGCGCTGGTGGGACGCGGACGCGATGCGCGCCTACGCCGCTGCGGCTGTGGCGGCGCAGTGGGTGCGGTGCGACGAGCGGATGCCAGAGTCGAGTGCCGAAGTGCTGGTATGGCTTGCCGAGCCAATCATTAAAGGCGGCAGCCAAGTGGCGATAGACGCCTGGGACGAGCAGTACGAATCGCCCGTCGCGTGGTCGTCGGCAACGATCTTTGTGGGCATGGGTTGGGACAGCGGCACCGATTGGGAGGACATCACGCATTGGATGCCGCTGCCCCCCGCCCCGCCGAAGGAGTGACGATGCAGGACGCAGACAAGGGACCACGGGCCACGCGCGGTAATGGCCGCGCACGGGAACTGGCGGGAAGAAGCGAGGGCGCAAGCCCCGACCGGCGATGCCGTCCGACCGTGGTGCCCTGTCTGCGCCTTGCCCCGCCGAAGGAGTGACTACGCCGCGCGCCGCTTACGCAGCCACGTCAGGAACTCGACGCCTTCTTCGGGGCACCAGAACAGCTTGACCATGTCAGGGTGCGTGTCGGGCAGCGCCGGGTCGATGACCGTAAACGCTGCCGCGCTGATGCGCTGGTCGCGGAAGCCTTTTTCCAGCGCGTAGCGGTCAAGGATCTTGTAACTCGCCACCTGCACCGCATGGCACACGCGGCCGGTGTCGGGGTCTTTAAGCACGCCGTAGCCGCTGATGTGCCGATGGCCGGCGACGTTGATATGGTCGCGCACTCCGAACATCAGCGCCTTCATCGGGCCGTGCGACGGGTTGTACTGCGAGTGCCCCACGAAGTCGTGGCGCGCGTTCACAATGACCGTGCGCCCGCCGGGAAACTCCAGTTGCATCCTGGCGCTAGAAGGTTGGTAGAGCGCCTTGGATTGTCTGGCGATCCACTTGATCGGGTCGCCTGCGCCCGACCATCCGTCGTGGTTCCCGCCGATCATGTAGAGCCAGCGGGTGCGGCCGATAAACCACTCCGCGAGCTTCCACGCCTGCGAGGCGCTGGTCGATTGCTCCGCGTACAGCTTGGCGAGCCGGCCAACCCAGTTGTTTGTCGTGTCCCCGACATTGGCCCCGAACACGCCTTCGACCTTTGTCAGGTCAGAATGCGTGCGCAGCAGCGCAAGGTCGGTGCCGTCGTCGTCAACGTGCGGGTCACCGAAGTGCAGGATGCCGATAGGGCCGGCAAGGCGGATCTTGACGGGGATGGCGCGGGTCGCGTCCGCGTGCGCGACCTTTTTCTCGAATTGGCGGATGCGATGCTCGACTAGTTCGTCCACGTCGATATCGTCGTCGGGAAGATCCGCGACGGTGAACTCAACGGGCGCGGCAGTCGGGAACATGCGCTTAGGTGCGCCGCCTTCTACGTTCGATGCCACGATGCCAAGGTTGCGAAGGCGGGTCGTCGTGCGCCGGGTCGACATGCCGAATTCGGCCGCAATCTTGATTGTGCTGCCTTGGTGCTGTCGGTACGCTTCCAGCAGTTGCTTGTCGGTCGCTTTCCGCTCGGCCATTACATCTCCAGTTCGCCCGCAACCTCTAGAACTTGTATCGACCGCACCATCCCGCGCGGGATGTTCGCTACGTTCGCGTGCTGGCCCTGAGTGATCGTCTGCGTGATCTGCACGAACTCGCCGTCGAGGTGCGTGAGCCACCCGGCGGTGAGACAGACGTGTTCGCGTGCCTTTGGCGGGCGCGGCTGCGTGCCGTCCTGCCAGTGAACGTCCAGCGAAAAACTTGCGTCGAGCCAAGTGACGAGCGCCAGCGGCGCCTGCTTGGTGCGGCGTTTCAAGGTTGCCCTCCGTGGGGCGGTTGCTAACCTTTGAGCTACTACTTTTGCCCGAGTTGCTGCACCAGCGCGTTGTCTTTTGCGCGGCTGCTGACGCTCGACCCGTATCGGAACTGGATGACCGCCGCGATGTAGCCGGCGATGCTGCCGATGATGAGCGTCTTGACTTCGGCGGGCGTGCCGGCAGCCGTGGCAAGTTGCCACATGATCCAGCCGCCGCCACCAACGACCGCAGCGTCCATCGCTAGTTGGTTCGCCGCCGCGATGACGCCAGCCCAGCCCGGCCGCTCCACGGCTTCCTTGAGCGCATGACGCGCCCCCGTAACGCCACCGCCATCGCCCGGCGACAGTTCGTACCAGGACGCTTGCACGGCCTCGCGGAACGCCTGCCCTTTCGCCGGGTCCGCCACGATCGCCTCGACGGCGGCTGCGGGCGTAGGCGACTCGGCCACGCGCTTGGCGATGTCCAGCACTTTGATCGCCGCCTCGGTGTTTCGCTCGGAGACGGGCTTGTCTTTGTCGGAGAAGATGCGGACAAGATCGGGCGCGACGCTGGTCAGCAGGCCGATCAGTGCGGGGACAAGAGGTGCCATAGGTTTACTCCGGGGCGGCGGATCGACAGGTTTAGGCGACGTGTCGATTGAAGGCGGCGCGGTGTGCAGGTTTGGAAGGTCGAAACCGGACGGCGCTTCGTTCGGGCGGGCGTCCACGGGCGGAGGTGACTGCTGCGTCACGTTCTCGCCCCCGCCGTGCATGGCAAACACGCGGGCGACGAAGCCCATCGTTCGGGTCGGTTGCCCGTATGGGCTACCCGGCAAAGACGCCCACTCTTGACTGGTCAGCTCGACCGCTTCGGCTAATCGCCCCGCACGTATGGCATCAAGCGCCTGACGGCGGATTAGCAACGCCACTGCGCCCGCGTCTTGCATCGACGGCGTGAAGTCGGGCAGCCCGTATTGCTTTGCAGCGCTGTCCCAAGTCCGTTCTAGAAACTGGTACGCGCCGGCTGCGGTCGAGCGGTATCCGCTTTTGACGATCAGTCGGCGCGGATGGTCGGCGTAGGAATCGAACAGTTCGCCGCCGAAATGCATCCGGTAGCCGTTGTCGCCGGCCGTGCCCTCGCACGCGCGGATGACGCGCAGGAACGCCGCGACGTTCGGCTCGCGCGAGATGGCGAGCAGTTCTGCGGGGGTCATTTAAGCGCGAAGTACAGCAGCGCGAGGCAAGCGATAAACACCAGCCAGTCCCACACGTGGACCATCATTTCAACAGCCAGCCTTTGCCCGCCGCAAACGCAACGAACGCCGCGCCGATGATGATTAACAGGCGGTTAATGACCGTGCGGCCGACGCTGCCGTAAAACTCGTCAGTCATCTTGCGAACGGCGATTTCTGCGGCGCGCTGCGCAATGGCTTCTTCGCGTTCGGTAAGCTCGATAGGGCTGGTCGGCTGCATGGCAAGCGTGCTAGGGTTAGCGGATGACGGACGAACAAATGTGGCGCATTGCCGCTGCCGGCGCGCTGTCGGGCCTGATTCCCATAGTCGTGCTATTGGGAGAGAAGGTTTTGCAGCGCTGGCGTAAGCGCCATGCCCGCAGGAAGCCCTAGCCGCCGCACTACATCGGCAACCGGCGCGGCCGCTTCGGGACGGCTTCCAAGCAGGCCGGCGGCAGCGCGCTGCCCGGTGGGCGTGTAGAGCAGCGACGCGCCGCCCAGCCCTAGCAGCGTCGCCAAGCTGGTGCCCGTCGGATCAACCATCGGAGCGCCGAGCGCCGCCGCGCCCAGCAGGCGATCCGTGGTTCCGCTGTTCGGGATCTGATTGGCAAGCACCTTCTTGCCGGCCGACGACAAGTCCTGCATCAGCGCCCCACCGCGAGCGAACGCCGCGTGATCCTTGCTGCGGTCGGTTGCTTTGACGGCGCTATGCAGTTGCGACGGGTTAAACGCGCCATCCTCGGCCCCGACGTAACTCGCCGCGCGCTGGACCCGCTTGAAATTCGCCCAGCCGGTATTTGCGGCTTTCAACGCTTCCGCAGCTTGCGGCGGTGCTTGCCGCTGCACCATCGCTCGCAGCGCGTCTTGCGCAGAATCGAGCGCCTCTCCGAGTTGGCGCACGTCAAAGTCGTCATTGCGCAGATACGCCTTCGCCTGCTTGCCGATATTCGACTCGGCAGCTTTCATCGCCTCGGGCGTCAGCGTGCCGCTAGCAGCGCGGTCGCCGATTTCTTTCTGCACGATCCGCGCGAACTGGTCGGCCTTGTCTTTCGGCAGCGTCGAGAGTTGCCCATAGACGCCGCGCAAGTCCACCGACAACTGCTGATCAAGGCGCACAGGACCGATGGCCGACAGCGCGTCGTCGTACTTGCTGCGCAGCGTCTTTTCGGCGAACTGAATCGCTTCGTATCCCGTGGTGCCTTTCGGCAGCACTTCGTTGACGGGCGCGAGCGCACGATTGACGGCGGCAGCGTTGAACTGCTCATTGGCGCGCGTCTGACCGGCTTTGATCGCCGACCCAAGAATCGGGATGCTGGCCGCCTTTTCCTCGGCCAACTTCGCGCGCCCGCCGAGCATCTGTCCAGGCGTCGGCGTAACGCCCGCTTCGCGCAGCATCCGAACTTCATCGGACGACTGCGGGTTGATGACGCGCGACAGCCCGTAGGTTAGCGGCGCGGTCACTGCGCCAGCAATGCCACCCGTGGCGACTTGCTTGACCTTCTCGGGCAGGAACTCGCCCTGCGTAACCGGCTGCAACCCGCCGGCAGCGCCACCGCTGATTGCGCCGCCCAGCACCGCACGACCGAGCGACGCAGGCGCAGCAGCCGACAGCGGCGCGGTGAATGCCATGTTCCCGCCGAGCCGCCCAAAGTCAAAGTCAGTCTGCCCGCCGCGCACGTCGCGCTGATACGCGTCGTTCTTGGACTTGATGTCGGCGTCCCAAAACTTCACCGCATCGGCAGCACCCGGCACACCGAGCGCCGCGCCCATACGCGACTGGATCTGCTTGAGCGCGTCGGGCGCGTCCTGCAAGCCCTGCATGACGCCGCGCACGCCACGCTCCAGCGCACCGGGGCGACTCGGTTGCTGCCCTAGCACCTTGCGGACGGTTTGCTGAATCACATCGTCCGACGTGCCATCCGGGAACTCCAGCCGAGTCCCGTCGTGCATTTCCGCGTAACGCGCCATGTTACTTCACCGGGTTGCCGTTGGCATCGAACCGCATCACGCGGGGAGAAGCAGACTGCCCAATGGTGCCTTGCACCGTGCGCCCGTCAGGCTGAACGCTGGCCGGCGGCGGCTTGCGGATTTCGTACTTCGACGGGTCCATCTGCAGCAGCCGATCCATACCCGGCACCGTGTAAAACGGACGGGCAGGCGAAAGCGACTCGGGCATGGACGACAGGTATTGCTGATGCTGCCGCGCACGGCCAGCGGCGTGCCGCAGATTCAGTCTCGCAATGTCGCGGATCTCTTCGACGGTCAGGTCGTCGATGTTGCCGGACAGCGCTTTATCGACCGCCTTCGCCTCGTTCTCCGTGACTTGGCCTTGACCGGCAAGTTCTTTGCGAGCCTCGACGGACGACTCGGCCAGCCCACGAATCACTTGCCGGGTCTGCGCTACGGCATCCTTGCCACCGATGCCGAGCATGGACGCGACTTGCGCGCCTTTGAGCCGCAGCGATGCGGTCGGACCAGCAATGACGCCGCCCTGCTCAACCGCGCCAAGGATGCGTTCCGCAGCGTCGGCCATCTTGACGGCACCACCGACGGCGGTCGCGCTGGCTGCAAGCATCGGCCCAACTTGCCCGCCAACGCTATCGCCCATCTTGACTTCGATCTTGGGCAGTCCGATGTTGGTCGCGCCCGACTTCGCAATGCTCTGTTTGGCAAGCAGCAGCGGGTTGTTGGTGACGATCTGGCCACCCGGCGCGGTGTGCATCAGCGAGTTCGGGTCGTTGATCGGCGTGCCCTCGGGGATGTTGTACGGGTTGCGCGCAACGCCGCCCATGTTCTCCATCTTGCGAGCCGCGACTAGTTTTGATGGGTCGTTTGTCTGCATGAACTGCGCGATGGAATCGGGCGTGTAGTCCTTCGGAGACACGTCACCGATCTTCGGCTGCGCCGGGAACAGGCGTTTCATTGCCTCGTCCGGGTTCATGTCGAACAGCGGCAGCAGCTCGGGCTTTTCCGTGGCGATGCGCTGGCGAACCTCGCCAATGCGAGCCTGCCGTGCCTGCGCGTCGCGCTGCGCCGTTTCGTACTGCTGCCGCTTAAACCCGAATTCCTCGCGGTCCATGTCCGTGCGCTCGCGCAGCAGTGCCGCGCGCTCTGCCGCCTGCTGCTGTTGCTGCCGCAGCATCGCCGCCTGCGTCGCGCCCTGCGTAAACGCGTTCGCGCCCGCCATTAGCCCGCCGCCGAGTTGACGCGGCGTCAGTAACGCCGAGCCGAGTCCGAGCAGCCCCTGCGCGAGCGGGTCGGGTGTGTATTGGTCGCCAAGAAGTCCAGCCACGGATTACCTCGCCGGGGGGAAGATCGAACGATAGAGACCCGCGCCAAGCGCAGCGCCGCCCATGCCGGCCATCCAGTTGTTCGGGGCGTTGATCGTCTGCGACTGCGTGCCCTGCGAGCCGAACGCAGGATTGATCGCCGCGCCGAATTGCTGGTTTTGAAAGTACGGGCGCTGCCAGTCCTGCTGCCCGACGCCGTACAGGTTTTGCGCGTTGCCGGCAGCGAAGTTGCCGAACCCGAGCGAGGATCGCGAAGCGTTGTCTTGCGCGGCACGCTCCTGGTTGTAATTGCCCATGTACAGGTTCGACATGGTGCTGCCCAGCGAGTCCGCGAAACTGCGATCCCGCAGCCCAAGGGCTTCTTGCGCGCCGGCCGAGTCCCAATTGCCCGATTGCGACGCCGCGCCCATTTGCCCCGCGCGCGTACCGACCGCATACGCGTCGCCCATGCGCCGCCCGACGTTGCCGGCGACTTGGTCGAGATACGGATTGCTGTTCAGCATCCCGCCGCCGATTACGTTCGCCTGCTGCCCGCGCGCGGCGTTGACCAGCGGGTCGCCCTGCGTGGCAATGTTCGACAGAAGGCCGCGCCCCTGATCCATCGTCGCGTTGCTAGCCGGGCCGCTAGCCAGTTGCCCCGCGCGACCGACGAAATCCTGCGCGGCGCCTTGCAGCCACGGCGCAAGGCTCGTCGAGGTCGTGCTTGTGTTCGTCATGTCGCTGTTACCGGCGACGCCCGCGAGCGCGCCCGCCCCTGCTGCCAACAGCGCCGGATTCGACAGCAGCGACGACGCGCCAGAGCCAAGCATGGACGCCCACGTCGGCGCAGTGGCAGCGGTAGCAGCAGCGCCTGGAGCGGCGCTCATCATTCCTTCAATGGCCCCTGCTACGCCGCTGCCCGCGCCAAGACCGCCCGCAACAGCCGGCAGCGTTTCCGCAGCGCCTGCGCCCGCAACCGCCGCCCCGATACTTGGCGACATGCTGGAGCCTGCCACGGGAGCCGCAGTAGCAGCGGGCGCGGCGCTACCAGCAAGCAGACCCGGAAGCACGTTCATAGCAAGCGCCGGGCCGCCCAGCACCGCGCCGGCACGCAACAGCGAGTCGTACCACTTGGACGTGTCCTGCGAAAACCCGGTGCCGGTCACCGCACCTCCGGGCGCGTACTGCGTCCAGTCCTGCCCACCGCTTGCGCGCGGAATCACGCTTTGCAAAGAGCCATCGCCACCGTCCCACACATAGCCCGCCGCCGGGTTCGACGGGTCCATCAGGTACGCGTTGGGGACCGTCGTCGGAACCGACATGTACCCTTCGCTGCCGCCGCCGATCTGCTGGTCGTAGGTGTACGCGTTCTGCGGGTTGATAAGCGCGAGCAACTCTTCATAAGTCATTTTGCCGTCCAGCCAGTGTTAGTGCCGTCGCCCGAAGTTTTGACGTACAGCGTCGTTGTCGACCCGCCGTCAAGCCGCAGCGCGATCTGCCCGCGCCGCCCGACTACCGCGCCCTCGGGCGTGCCAAAACACGTCACGACGCGCGGCCCGATGCTGTTGATCGCCTCGGCCATCTCACGCAGCAGTTCCGCGACCGCTGGGTCGATGTTGGCGAGGCGACTGTCGATAGATACGCTTTTCATCGCTTAGCCGCCGGAGCGCCTTCAAAACGCATGCCGTTAATCTCAAACGGCCCGGTGATGTCGAACCGCAGTCGATGCCACCGCGCCGAGTGCGAAAAGTCGAATTTGCCGTCAGTACGGGTTGACGTTTCCCCGACGGTCGGCTCATTGCCAAGATTCATGCGGTGGAAATGCGTAGCGGTACATGCGGCCGGCGACCGCAGGAACCGCAAACGCGCACGGGTGGCTGCAATGACGGTTTCGTCGTCGCCTATGTCACCCGTTATCGCCACGGCGTTGACCGTCGCCAAAATGTACGTCCGCACTTGCCGGTTCAGCGCGCTGACAAACCCGGCGACTACTGCGCTTTCCTGTGCATCTAGCGATTCTTGCAGCCCGTTGCCGAACGTCCCGGAGTCAACGAAGAACGAAACGCCGTCCGGTAGCCTTAGCGCCCAATCGCACGCGTGCATCGGCGAATAGCCCCAGCGGTTCGACTTGACGTGGTACGTCAAGCAGCCGCCTTTCCACGCGTTAAATTGTTGGTCGTAGATATTTTCGACAAAATGCCAGCGGATTACGCCGCGCTTTTGGTCGTATACAGCTTGCGTTAGCGCAAGGTACGCATCCGATGGAGGAAGGGTATTAGCAATTTGCCGCGTGAACCACAGGCGCGGGAACGAATCAATTTGACGCAGCGTCGATCCGTTGAAAGCGTAGACACCGTCATCCGACAGGAAGTACACGATGCCGCCCACTTGGCACACCGCGTCATGCCCGACAATGCCGATCTCCGACGTAATCGTCGTCCACTGCCAAATAATCCCGTCGGCGGGTCGGTTGACGTAGCGACCACGGATGATCGAGTTTTTTTTAAACGCCAGCACGTCCGGGCCGTACGAGAACAGGCGCAAGATCGGCCCTGGAGTTTCCCGCAGCCGCCCTCGGTCGCACTGCGTCGCAAGGCTGGGCGTCCAGTCACTGTGACTGCCAAGCGCGCTGCACCACCACGCATCAGCAAAGCGGAAGGTGTTCGCAGCTGGCGCGTCCTCGGTGTTCGCCACCATCACGAAATTGGACGCAACGCAAATCGTGTACGCAGACGGAGCGCCGCTTACGTTTGCAAAATTGGTCGTGCCGATGTTGCTGGTCGCTTGCAGCACGTTATCGCGCTGAATCGCTAGCGTCTGCTCGCCGAACTGAGCAAACCGCCAGCCCGTGCCCGGCCAATTAACTTGTGTGTAAGCCCCGCCTGAAGTCCTTGACCTGAGCGTCAGCGGCAGCACTCTTGTGTACGCGTACACGTCTGACGAGGTCGCCAGCAACAGCGCGCGGTCGCCGCTTGGGAGCGTTACCGTGTCGCCGCCGT